CGAGCTCCGGTTACGCGCATTACGTTCGTGGTGTCAATTCTTCGGGTACATTGGGCGGCAACTATGCGAGCATTGCTTACGGCGTTGTCCCGGCTTGTTGCATAATCTAAAAATCAAAAATCGCCCTCGTTAGAGGGCGTAGAAAAGGAAGAAATCATATGTCAGTACCTAAATCAAAGCGTAGCGAGGGGCAACTTACGGTCTTGGTAAAAGCCAACGAACTCGCAACACATACCATTAAGATATGTAGCAACGAAAAGAACTTTCCCAAGCATTATCGTTGGTGCATCACTAACAAAATCGTAGATTCCGCACTCGATATAAATAACTATATCACTATGGCAAATGCGGTTTTCGTTACGGATAAAAACGATGTAGCGTTGAGAAAGCAGTTCCAAACCAAAGCGATTGCCGCTTCCTACGCTCTACTGTCTATGATGGATATAGCCTATCGTACTTTCGGCATTGAGAGTAAGAAAATTGAGTATTGGACAGGACTCGTTATCGAAGTCCAAAACTATTTACGAAATTGGAAGAAATCTGATGCCGAAAGGTATAACGATATAACGGGTTAATAATTGTAAGAATACGCCGAACTCCGGTAATGCGAATAACGTTCGTAATGTCAATACTTCGGGAACATTGAACAACAACAATGCGAACAATGCTAACGGCGTTGTCCCGGATTGTGAGAAACGCTCGTAATAAAGTAAGTCTATTTTAGACGGAAATCAATGCACTTTCACAAGGAATTATTACCCCATCCTTTATATTATGAAAGGGAAACAGAGAATGCTCGATGCGGTTTACTCAACTAACAGTAGTAAGTACCGCTATACACGGCAACCAAGCAATATATTATGGACGATAAAAATGTCAAAGAAATCGTTTGCAGTTTCGGCAATCTCTATAAGGCAATGCGGAAATGCAAGCAGAATGTTATATGGAAAGACAGTGTAGCAGGTTTTGTCGTAGTCAATGGTTTGGTTAATATCTATAAGTTAAAACTGTCGCACGAAAACGGGAAATACAAATTAGACGGATATACCATTTTCAAAGTGTACGAACCAAAAGAACGAACCATTGTCAGTACGAGAATTAAAGACCGAGTATTTCAGCGAAGTTTATGTGATAATTATTTGACTGAACAGGTATCAAAAGGCTTCATTTATGATAGCGGTGCTTGTTTACCCGATAAAGGCACGGAATTCGCTCGAAAAAGATTTTATGTAGCCTTGAAACGGCATTATAGAGAACACGGACTCAAAGGCTGTGCGTTGAAATGTGATTTGACGGACTACTTCGGTAGCACATCTCACGCCCTTGCTTCCAAGAGTATTGAAGAAAGAGTTCAAGACGGATGGGCTGTTTCTGAAACAAACCGTATTATCAATAGTTTCAATCAAGGTGCTAACCCCGATGTAGGTATGGGACTTGGTTCGCAAGCAACGCAACTCATACAACTTGCAGTGCTTGATAAACTCGACCACTACATAAAAGAAGTCCTGCGTATCAAGAATTATGTTCGGTATATGGATGATTTTATATTGCTCCACCCGAACAAGGAATATTTGAGATATTGCAGAGAAAAGATTCGAGAAAAAGTCGAATCGCTCGGCTTAAAATTGAGTGCAAAGAAAACTCAATTACAACCGATTACACAGCCTATACACTTTCTTGGTTTCAGTTTCCAACTTCTTGAAACAGGAAAAATCATTATACGGATGCTTCCCGAAAAAGTATCTCACGAACGCCGTAAGTTAGTAAGGCTTGTGGCTCGTGCAAAAGCAGGACTTATGACGAAAGCCGCCGTTGATGCGTGTTATGAAAGTTGGAAAGCCCACGCAACCGGGCGTGGCAGTAATAAGCAGAAGAATCAACCGAGTAAGCAGTTAAAACGCCACACTCACAAACTTGTGCTTGAAATGGATCAATTCTATAAAAAATTATGGGAGGAACTATAAAATGAAATATCTTTCAGTAAAAGAACAGTTAAGGGCTGAACGTAGAAAGAACGAAGCCCGTGAAGCGGAAAACGCCAAAACCAAAGCCGACATTGACTATGTGGCTATGATGAGTGGTGTTGAACTTGAAGTCGAAACGGAGGTACAGAGCAATGACGAAGTTTGAAAAGGTTAAATATTACTACGAAAATGGTCTTTGGGATATTACCCGTGTGAAGAACGCCGTTAAGATGAAATGGATCACTGCGGAAGAATTTTCACTTATTACGGGCGAAGATTATGAGTAAGATTACCATTGACAATATATGTCGGCTTTGCAGGTTGCACAGTGGCAAGAAAACGCCCTGCGAAACCCCTTGCAAAGAATGGAACGACTTGCTCGATAATCTTCTGAAAGACAACGATTCAGGAGGACAAAACTATGACAGAACAAGAAGTTGCCCTTAAACTCAACGACCACGACCACGAAATAAAGTCCCTCAAGCATCGTGTGAGCGATGTTGAAAAAAAGCAAACCGAGATTGAAACTCTTACGCTTTCCGTCAGCAAACTCGCCGTAAATATGCAACATATGCTTGAAGAACAAAGGGAACAGAATCAAAGGCTTAAAGCCCTCGAATCTGCCCCTGTGGATGAAGTTAAAACCATTCACAAGACTTTAATCACAACTGTTATTACAACGGTTGTAGGTGCGATTATCGGTGCAATTTTAGCACTTATCATTCATTAAGGGAGGTAAAATACTATGAATGAACTAATTACTTTTTTCTACAACTACGGCTTGGCGATTACGATTATCGCCGTTGTCGGTATCATTATTCTCGGGGTTCTTAAATACTGTAATGTGTTTAAGAAATTTGATGAGAAGAAAAGGCATTTCCTTTACCTTGCTATCTCGGTAGGAATATCCCTGCTTGCTTCTATCGTTTACCTGCTCATTATCAAACAGTTTCAATGGGATAATTTCATTGTAATTGCAGGTGCGATTTATGCTCTCAATCAGACGTTCTATAATATATTCAAAACTACTTCTTTGAACGCTCTTGGCACAATGGTACTCGATTTCGTCAAACGACTATTCTTCAAGGAAAAGCCGAAAGACGATAGCGATAACAACGCTACATATTTATAATTTACAAAACAAACACCGCCTCACTCGAAGCGGTGTTTTACATTGATTGCAAACACGATTTGCCCTATTAAATAGGGTGCGTATTTGCTTGTTATGGTGGGCTTGTCGGGTTGAAATACGCACCCAACCTTTGACAAGTCCTTAACCGTTATTGTTTTACTCTTTCTCGGCGTTAAATTGTAGGTAATCGTTATCTTATGAGTACCATCGCCGTCATCTTCATCATCCCAAACAATTACAGAGTTTATAAGCAAATCAATTATCCTGCGTTGAAATTCAGGATCGGCTTTATCGCCCTGCGTGAACTGCGTTAAAAAGAATACTACTTGGTCTTTATCTAAAATGAAGTATTCGGCTTCTTCTTTCACAAGGCTACGTTCGGCACTGCGTTTCGCTTTCTCCAACTCATTCAAACGCTTGCTTAAAGTGGGCGAATCTGCCCCGTTTTCCACGAGTTTGAGCAATCGTTCAATGGACTTCTCATATTCGCTAATTTCGGCTTGTAGGGACGAAATTAAGGTGTAGTCCTGCCGTTCCTTTTCAGATGCTTTTACGGCTAAATCTGCAAGATATTCTATCACTTCGGGTGTAAGCATTTCAACAGTATCATTTACAACTGCTTCTTCCAACAATTCCTTGCGAATTGGTGTCTTGGTGCATCCGTTATGTCCACGCCGTCCGCTGCAAGTATAATAGAAGTATTTACGCCCGGTATGGCTCGTGCTTGCCGTTCCTGTTGCAAGTTTATTACAATGTCCGCAGATAACCTTTCCCGACAACATATAATCAACCAACGCTTTGCCTCGTGCAGGTGCTTGGGCTTTTCTGTTGAGAATGACTTGTACTTTTTCAAAAGTTTCCTTATCTATTATAGCAGGAACGCCACCCTCTACAACTACATCCATAAACTTGTATTCCCCGATATACTTTCGGTTGCGGAATATCGAATGGAAACTGTTCTTATTGAAAAGGCTTCCCGTTTTGGTTCTATACCCTGCTTCATTAAGAACTTGGCAGATATAGGCAACAGTATGTCCGTTTGCGTACATATCGAACGCCTTTCTAACGATAGGTGCAGTTTTAGGATCGATAACCAACTTTTTATTTTCAATTTTATAGCCAAGTGATATATGACCGCCGCAGGAATTGCATTTCAAAGCGGACTCATACATACCCCTTGTAATTTTTTGCGATAACTCTTTGGAGTAGAATTCTGCCATTCCCTCAAGAACGGATTCAAGAATAATACCCTCCGGGTTATCGCTTATGTTTTCAGTGGCAGAAATAACCCTTACGCCGTTCTTTTTAAGTCGGGCTTTATAAGTAGCCGAATCGTATCTGTTTCGAGCAAATCGGTCAAGTTTATAGACGATAACGCCCTGCCATAAGCGTTTCTCACTGTCCTTAACCATACGCTGAAAGTTTACACGTTTGTCTGTATCTTTCATAGCACTCATAGCACGGTCAGCGTATTCGCCTACGATAGTGTAGCCCATCAACTCACAATATTTTTCACAAACACGGCGTTGTCCCTCAATAGACTGTTCGTTCTGTCTATCTGAACTATACCTTAAATATAATACTACTTCCATAGTAAACCCCTGTCCTAAACATTATATATAATATATAGAGAGTGATAAAAGTGAATGATTTTAGTGTTTTTCCATAAAGTGTTCTATAAATATGTATCTATAAGGGACTTTATAGAAAAAAGCAATTATTATTCACTTTCTTCACTTTGCAAGCGTAAGAGATACTGAATCATTTCGGCTTGCTTTCTAATGCTCAACGAACGATAAGTTGCAATCAATTCAAGTTCCTGCTTGCTGAAATCGCTCTCGCCCTGACCGATGAAAAGTACAGCGTGATCGCTTTCGTTGATAGAATTCGTCAAAACATTGTGGCTATTTCGCATCGCTGCGACTTCGCCGATTAGAAAGTATTCTATCGGTTTACCGAAGTAGGAAGCCACTTTATACAAGGTAGAAGCCTTTGGTTCACACTTCTTCCATTTACCTATTGTACCATTGCTAAAACCTACTGCTTTTTCAAGATTAGTTATACTAATCTTTTTTTCATCTGCACACTTTTTGATACGTTCGTACAAGTCCATAGAAAATTCTCCTAAAAAATTTTAGAAAACTTTCGAGAAAACGCTTGACAAGTAGAATACTTTCGAGTATAATAACATCGTAAACAACTTTTGTTTGGAAAAAAGGTATAAGAAAAAACGCTCTGTGATTTGTACCTTTTAATCAAGAGTTCCTCAATGGTTTTCAAATTGTAGCAGATTTATTATACCATTAAAATCTTCTCTTGTCAATAAAAGTTGTTTACAAAAACGAAAAAAGATGGGAGGTAATTAAAATTGGTACAAGAACGTGATAATATTCGTGTCCTACTCTTGGAGAATAGTTTAAGTCAGGTATGGCTTATCAATCGCCTTGAGGAAAAGGGAATTCTTACCGATAAATCGGAGTTGAGTTCAGCGTTGAGTGGTTCTCGCAGGGGCGATAAGATTGACAAAATCATTTCTGCTTCTACCGAAATTCTCAACGACTATGTAGCAAAAATGAAAAAGTGATATGGAACACACTCTTTCAAAAGAAAACGAAATCGAAGTAGGCAAGATTATCTGTTGTTTCGCAAAGGCATTTTTCGAGAATATTGAAAATCGCAGAGCGTTTGAAAAATGGTACTTGGCAAAATACGGAACTGCCTACAAGTGGAAAACTAACAAGGAGAATTAAAAAATTATGAAAAAAGACATCATTACCGAAATCGAAAAGATTTGTGATGCACACGACACCAACGCCAACGAATGTTTGGCAAAGATTAAGGAAGTAATCGCAAGCGAAAGAAAGCCCGATTTTTCCAAAATTAAAGACGGCGAACACTTTATGTATAAAGGTATCGAGTTTATCAGGCTCGGCAAGGAACAGGGCGGCATTCTTTGTATTACCGCAAAGGTATGGAAAGAACTCCCGTTCGACAAAAACAGTTGCAACAACTACACGAAGTCATCGCTTCGTAAAGAATTGCAGCAGAAGTTCTTACCCTTGCTTGATGAAGCCGATTTGCTTCCTTATGAAATGGACTTAACGGCAGATAACGGCGATACCGCTTACGGCAAATGCACTGACAAAGTTGGTCTTATTTCCTGCGACCTTTACAGGAAGTACAGAAACTTCATTCCGTTGTTTGATGAATGGATGTGGACTTGTACCGCTTGGCATTGTATCTCCGGTTTTGCGCATGGCGTTTGTAATGTCAATACTTCGGGAGCCTTGGGCAGCGACGATGCGTACTATGCTTACGGCGTTGTCCCGGCTTGTATTTTCATCGAGAATCAGTAATAGCACTCGATAGAGTGCGGAGGTACACTATGACAGAATTCACGATTACATACAATCACGGGAAAGGCGAAATGACCTTGAACCTCGAAGCGTTCTTCGCCCGTAAAGATAATGGCAGATTTATCAATACGATTAAACCCGATATTTACAAGGTGTTCAAACTTGTAAACGAGTGGTGCGAAGAAGAACAGATCGAATTCTTACTCAAATGGTTGAACGAACACGACTGCTCTGACTTGGTAAGATATTATGAAGCAAAATACAACAAATAAAAAAATCGGGAACGACTTTGAGTCCTTTTTTTGTGAACTGTTATTCTCTAATGGTTTTTGGGTTCACAACCTTGCACAAAACCAAGCAGGACAACCTGCGGATGTAATAGCGGCAAGAAACGGCAAGTCGTACCTGATAGATTGCAAGGCTTGTACAAAGAACGGCTTCCCCTTTGAGAGAATTGAAGATAATCAGGAACTTTCAATGACCTTGTGGAACGAACGTGGAAACGGCATAGGTTGGTTCGCCCTGCGGATAAAAGATGACGAAATCTATATGTTCAGCCACTACGCTTTGAAAGGCTACGAGAAAGTCAAATCGAAACTCTCAAATGACGAAATCAAACTTTACGGACAGCCTATTGAGGAGTGGATAGCAAAATGCAAATAACAGTTGGAAACGCTATTACGATTAGAAGCCCTACGGACGAAATCAAAAAATGGTGTAAAAGCAATTTGATTATTCCCAACCCCGATTACGCTAAAAAGTTGCGAATGCACTTTTGGCTTGGAGATACTCCCCCTGACCTGTTTTTATTTGAAAATCACGGACTTGACCTTGTGCTTCCGTTCGGTGTTCTACGGCAGATACTCCCTTTGTGTGAGGGGTGCGAAATAAACACCACGTTCAGCCCACCGATAACGGTTGATTATCACAGCAGCGTTCCGTTATATGACTATCAGGAAAAGGCGGTAAATGCCGTTCTCGAAGAATATTACGGAATACTTCAAAGCCCGGCAGGAAGCGGTAAAACGCAAATGGGAATTGCCTTAATCACGAGATTAAATACCCGTACCCTTTGGCTAACCCACACAAAAGACCTGCTCGAACAGAGTAAAAGCAGAGCCGAACAGTATATTGACAAATCTTTTATCGGGACGATAACAGAGGGAAAAGTCAATATCGGTAAAGGAATAACCTTTGCCACCATTCAAACGATGTGTCGAATGGACTTGGCAAACTACAAGAACTTTTGGGACTTGATAATTGTGGACGAATGCCATAGAGTTGCAGGATCGCCTACGGCGGTAACGCAGTTCTTCAAGGTATTAAACAGTTTATCAGCCCGAAACAAATACGGACTTTCAGCAACCGTACACAGAAGCGATGGAATGATACGAGCAACCTACGCCCTGCTTGGCGAAGTTATCTACGCCGTCCCCGATGAAGAAGTTGCAGGTAAGATTATGAAAGTCGGTATTAACCCTATCGGGACGGACACGAAATTGACTACGGCGTGTTTGAATACGGACGGAACATTGAACTACGCACGTTTGATTTCCCACTTATGCACCGACCAAGACCGAAACGAACTTATAGTCGATTGCATAAGCGAAAACGCAGGAATGCCCTCGTTGATACTGTCTGACCGATTAAACCACCTACAAACCCTTATAAATATGCTTCCCCCTGACCTGCGTTGTGATGCGGTTATGATTGACGGCAAAATGACTTCTAAAACAGGTAAGGCAATGCGTGAACAGGCTATCGAAGATATGCGACACGGCAGGAAGAAATACCTGTTTGCTACATACTCACTTGCCAAAGAGGGTTTGGACATTCCTTGCTTGGAACGCTTGTATATGGCTACACCGCAAAAAGATTATGCGGTAATAACCCAAAGTATAGGCAGAATAGCAAGAACCTACGCAGGAAAGCAAAGCCCTGTTTGCTATGACTTTGTGGACGATATTCGCTATCTCTACAAGGCATACAAAAAGCGATGCACCACTTATAAGAAGAACGGTTGCTACTTCATAAGTGAAAATCAGTAAAGGAGAATACTCAAATGACCTTAACGGAAAAGTTAAACAGAATAGAAGCGAAAATCAAACTCGGTTTACCGCTTACCAACTATGAACATTCTATGTGGGTATTGTACGGTAAGAAAGTATGACATTAGGTAGTTTATTCGATGGTGCAGGTACTTTCCCCTTTGCAGCAAGTGCGTTCGGCATACTTCCTATATGGGCGAGTGAAATTGAACCTTTCCCGATCCAAGTAACGCAAAAACGCTTACCGAAAATGAAGCATTTAGGCGATATTACAAAGATTGACGGTTCTGCGATAACTCCCGTTGATGTTATAACCTTTGGTTCTCCCTGTCAAGATTTATCGGTAGCAGGAAAAAGAGCAGGTTTAGACGGAGAGCGTTCGGGCTTGTTCTTGGAAGCGATACGCATAATCAAAGAAATGAGGAGAAAAACAAATGGAAAATATCCCCGATATGCAGTATGGGAGAACGTGCCGGGAGCATTCAGTTCAAACAAAGGCGAAGATTTCCGCACAGTCCTCGAAGAATTCTGCAAAATCAAAGACAGTACAGCCGTTATTCCTCGACCTACGAACGGGGGGGGGAGATGGCGTACAGCAGGACTTATCTTGGCAGACGGATATTCAATCGCTTGGCGTGTCCTCGATGCACAATTTTGGGGAATCCCCCAACGCCGTAGAAGAATCTTCCTTGTGGCAGATTTTGGAGGTGGAAGTGCCGGAGAAATACTATTTGAGCAAGACGGCTTGCAGAGGAGTTTTGCGGAGAGCCGCAAATCGTGGCGTGGAATTACCACCGATACTACTTATGGCTCTTATCTCGCAGGGCGAAATAACGGAAGCGGAATTGACGGAAATGGGAATAACCCCCCCCCCGATAATACCGATTGAAAACCACCCTGCCGATAGCAGAGTAACGCTCTGCAAAGAAGAAACAATTCAAACCCTTACTTCACGAATGGGAACAGGCGGCGGTAATACACCGCTACTGCTGATAGGTGTTGATACATACAACCAAACGCTGACAGGTAATGTAACGAAAACTTTACTTGCAGGGCATATCGATCCTGACGGCGTTCCGTGTGTAGCAATAAATATGTTGCAGGATGCAGTACCAAACGAAAGCGTTACGCCCTGCCTTTCAACAGGCAACCCGAAAACAGGACAGGCAAACGTAGCAATATGCTACCAAGAAGTAGTAGGTTCGCTATGTGCGAGAGATTGGAAAGGTGTAGGCAATCAATATGTTAAGGAAGATAAATTGATTGTTGAAAAAGTTCCAAAATCACGCTTTGTCGTTCGTAGGGTTATCCCCGTAGAATGTGCAAGGTTGCAAGGAATGCCCGATTGGTGGTGTAAAGACATCAAGCGTACCGACTCCGCAGAATACAAAATGTGGGGCAACGGAATGGCTCTCCCCTGCGTTCTCTATGTGATGCAAGGTATAGCAAAACATTTAAGAAAATCTCTATTGGAGGTGATGAAGTAATGCACATATTCGACTGCGAAGTTTTCAAGTATGATTGGCTATTCGTTTTCAAAGATGTTGATACAGGCGAACGAATACGCTTCCATAATGACAACGATGCAGTAAAAGCCTTTATGGACGATGAGCGTTTCTTGGGTGGCTTCAATAATAAGTCTTACGATAATTACATATTGAAAGCGGTATTGTGTGGGGCTGACAATGAAACTATTAAGGACATAAACGACTTTATCATACAAGGACACGATGGATGGGAACACCCGTTTATCAAAGCGAACAGGTGCTTCTTTGAGAGTTTCGACCTTATGGACGATGTGCAACAGGGTTTATCACTTAAAGCAATCGAAGCCCATTTGGGAATCGATATTGAAGAAACAAGCGTAGATTTCGACATTGATAGACCGCTTACAGAAGAAGAACTCGAACGAACTTTTATGTACTGTTCTTACGATGTCGATGCAACGGAACTTCTCTTGAAGTTGAGAGTAAATTACCTGCAAAACAAACTGATGCTTGGAAGAATTAAAGGTATTGACGATACGAAAGCCTTGTATATGACAAACGCCAAACTGACCGCCGCCTATTTGGATGCGGAAAAGACGAAAGATTATACAGACGAACGTGAGTACCGATACCCCGAAAATCTTTTGAGAGAATACATACCTCAAGAAGTGTTCGATTTCTTCGACAAGTTGAAAGACAAACGCATACCTGACGAAGTGTTATTCAAAACGAATTTGACCTTAAAGATAGGTAGGTGCGAATGTACGGTTGCTTTCGGTGGAATACACGGGGCTATCCCCACCTACCGAGAAAAAGCCACAGGTAAACGCACAATACGCAACCGAGATGTAGGCAGTTATTACCCCCATCTTATGACGATAGACGGGTATTGCAGCCGAAATATCCCGAATGCGGAGATTTACGCAGAAATGCTCGAAAAGCGTATGCAAGCGAAAAAATCAGGCGATAAAGCCACCGCAAACGCTCTCAAACTCGTTGCGAATACCACCTACGGAGCAATGCTCAATAAGTACAACGCTCTGTTCGATCCGCTTATGGGTAGGTCGGTATGCATAACCGGGCAATTACGATTACTCGAACTTGCAAACCACCTTGTACACGACTGCCCGACCTTGCAGATTATCCAACTTAACACGGACGGCATTATGGTAAGCCTTGACAACGAGGACATTGATACCTATAACGCTATCTGCGAAGAATGGCAACAGCGAACGGGCTTTGAACTCGAAGAAGATTGCATTAAGGAAATCATTCAAAAGGATGTCAATAACTACATCGAGATTGCTATGGACGATAGCACAAAAATCAAAGGTGGACAGTTGGTTCGTGGCATCGTTACGAATGGAAAACTCGACCTTACGGGAATGGGTTTAAGGGAATGGACTCAAATCAACGGCGGTGCGTTCAATATAAACAATAACGCAACCATCGTAGCACAAGCCTTGTTGGACTACTTCGTGAAAGGAACACCTGTTGAAAAAACGATTACGGACTGTGATGACATTCTTTCGTTCCAAATCATTTCAAAGGTATCAAGCAAATATACGGAAGCATTTCAAATCGTTGACGGTATGAAAGTGCCTACGCAAAAGTGCAACCGTGTGTACGCTTCGATTGATCCACGAAACGGAACTCTTTACAAGGTACACGCTGTAAAAAGCAATGATAACAAGGTAGCAGGACTTCCTGAACACTGCGTTATCGACAATCGCAATGTGCTGACAGTAGATGCCATTGATAAAAAATGGTATATACGCTTGGCGAAGCGATATGTAAACGACTTTCTCGGTATCGTTATCAAAAAACCTAACGGACGGAAAGCAAAATCAATAGAAAAAAGAATATTAAAAATCTTGGAGGATAACCAAAATGAAAAATGAAACCCCTGCTTATGAAACTATGAATGTTTATAGCAAACTGCTTCTTGCAAGAAAACTCTTTCTTGAAGCGAACGTGAAGAAAAGCGGCATTAACCGCCACCTCGAATTCAAGTATTACGAGTTGGCAGATATTGTCCCGGTGGCAACAGTAATCGGTGCTGAAATCGGCTTGCTGTTCATCACTTCGTTCAGTACGGAAAATGCTGAAATGAAAGTCGTGAACGTACATAACCCCGAAGAAGTTATCACGATTACAAGCCCGATGAAAGAGATTGATTCCATCGAATCTTCGAGAACGGGCGGTAAACTTACCAACGCCATTCAAAATCTTGGCTCTGCGGAAACCTATCAGCGTAGATACCTGTATATGGCTGCTCTCGACATTGTAGAAAGCGATGTGTTTGACGGCGAAACAGGCGAACCTGAAAAACCCAACCCTGAACAACCTGCAAAACGCAAAAAGAAAACCCCTGTAACGGCTGAAAAGCGTGAAGAAATCAAAGCAGAAGTTGTTGACAGCGATGGACAGGCTGAACCCTTGCAGATTGAAGCCCTTACGAACGTAATGGAAAGACTTCTCGAACTCGATCCCGATAAGGAAGAATTGGTACAGGAAATCGTTTTACAGACGGACAAACTTACCAACATCAGTAAATCGGCTTGCGAAACCTTGATTAAAGAACTCGGCGATTTGGTTGCTTCTTATGAAGTAGTTGAAACGCCTACGGAGGAATAAGCGATGGAATGGTTAAAGAATAATCAAATTAAAATCACGCCCCCTGCCCGTCCTAAAAAGTTGACGGCTACGAGATTTGCAGCAATCTTCGGGCTTAACGCTTGGAGTACCCCATTTGAAGCGTGGTGCGAAATCACGAGAACTTACGAAAAGCCTTTTGAAGAAACGAAGTACACGAAAGCAGGTAAGATTATCGAACCGAAGCAGATTGCTTTTATGAAGAAGTCTTACTTTATGACGGACATCAAAACCCCTACGGATATTTACGGGGCAGATTACTTCAAAAAGACTTTCGGCGATTTCTTCCCCGATTTCGCAGTAGTCGGCGGTATGTGGGACTCGATACGAATGGATAAGAACGGAAAAATTACTTGCGTTCTCGAATTCAAAACGACCAAACGTGCCGAAGATTGGCAAGGCGAAATTCCTGAATATTACGCTTTACAGGCGGCGTTATACGCATATCTGCTCAAAGTGGACGATGTTGTTATGGTATGTTCGTTCCTTGAGGAAAAGGACTACGAAAAGCCCGAAGCATTCGTACCGAGTGCAAAGAACACTATAACCGTTCCGTTCAAGTTAAGTAAACGCTATCCCAACTTTGAAGAAGATTATATCGTACCTGCTTACAAGTGGTGGGAAATTCACGTTCAGGGTGGTATCTCCCCCGAATTTGACGAAAAGGCAGATGCGGAAATTCTCAAAGTGTTGAGAACGAACAACCTTAACCCCGATACAAGCATTGATACGCTTGTAGCGGAAGCAGAAACCATCAAAGCAAGGCTCGAAAAGAATGCCGCAGAGATGGAAGCGGACAACAAACGCTTGGAAAACATCAATAAGCAAATTAAGGAATACGCTCTTTCACAATTCCGTGAGGGCGATACCAAAGTAACGATTTCGGGCAAGACATACGCTTGGGCGTTGTCGAGAAGTGAAAGCACCGAAATTGACAAAGATGCACTCAAAAAGGACGGCATCTTGGAAAAGTACAGTAAATCAAAAACCACTTACAGATTAACTACAAGCCTGATTAACAAGGAGGATAAATAAAATGGCTAAAATTACATTATCTGATACTTCATTCGCACTCGTTCCGGAGGGAACTCACGTTTTTGAAATTACCGCAGTCAACTACAAGGAAGATTTCGGTAAGTTGGAAATCACTATGAAAACCGCATCGGGGGCTACCCACATTGAAAGATATTCTTTCGTCAAGAGCGATGGCAGTCCCAACGAACCTGCAATCAATGTATTCTCGTTCCTTGCTAAAACTGCTCTCCAAGATTTCGACCTTGAGGAAATTGACCACGAAGATTTGGTTGGTTGCTTCATTAAAGCCGAAGTTACGCACGAAAAGGTTCAAAACAAGAACGATGCAAGCAAGACTATGACTTTCTCCCGTCTTGGAAGCAAGTACACCGCAGACGGCTTCGAGGAAGCCCCTGCAACACCCAAAAAGACCGTTTCTGCGGCGGTTAAGGCAACGGCAACCCCTACGCCTACCCCTGCTAAAAAGCGTGTAGATTTGGCTTCGATTTTGGGGAAGAAGTAAGAAATGAAAATCAGCAATCTTCAAATGAACTGCATCAAGTTCTGTAAATCAGAGGGGATATTCCATATCAACACTCGGGGAAATAAAAGCCCGTCAAACTATCCCGACCTGATTATATGTTTGAATGGTAAGTTCGTGGCGTTCGCTTTCAGCGATTCCGTTGGACAGAGATTGCAAATTAAAAAACTCCTTGCGTGTGGTGGGTGTATCTACCACCCCCACACTCTCGGGGAGTTCGTACAAACCATTCGTCAAATACAGGAGGAACAAAAATGAAAGAATCTTTCAAACTTACTAAAAACGCAAAAGGTTTAGTCAGTTTTTATATGACTGCCGGGCAACATATGGTTCACGATCTGACTACGGAAAGAACGGCGAATTCCATCATTAAGGACGGCAAAAACGTGGAAATCAGTGATAGAATCCCCGACCACCCCGTGTGTGTGGATAAGAAGTATTATTTTGCCGCAGTCGTAAAGAAGCCGAAAGAAAAAACCAAAAAGAGCGAGGATTGATATGAAGCACTTTGAGAATATCCCAAAAGAATTAACTGAATTACCGCAATGGGTGTGTGCGTGGAATAATTCAAAAATACCTATGAACGCCCAAACTCGCAAAGGTGCATCGTCCATCAAGCCTGAAACGTGGAGTGATTACGAAACCGCCGTAAATGCCGTTAAAAACGGCGAATACGACAATATCGGGTTCGTGTTCAACGGCAATGGAATTGTCGGTATTGACATAGATGCAGGGTTCGATTCTACGGGTTTTCTCTCTGACATCAGTATTGACATAATGAAAGCCTGTAAATCGTTCACGGAGAAGTCGAGAAGCGGCAGAGGTATTCATATCTACCTTAAAGGCAAATTGCCGTTTAAGGGCAAAAATAACGGGCGTGGCGTGGAGATTTACCAAGAGGGTAGATACTTCATCGTAACGGGTAAAAAACTCGTTTACAGTGAGATTATAGAGAACCAAGAAGCGATTGATTATATTGTGGAAAAATATTTCCCCGAAGTAGTCAAAACGAATGACGGTTCTACCCCGAAAACGACTGCATTTTATACGCCTATATATTCCAAACCCGAGAACGGCAAAATATCCTTGAAGCCTACCTATCCCCCGATTGAGCAGGGCTTGCGTAATCAGTCCCTGACTTCTCTTGCCGGGCAGTTGCATACACGAGGCTATTCAAAGGAACAAATCTACAAAGAGTTGCTTCGTTGTAATGAAGTGGCTTGCACCCCTAAACTCCCTACACGGGAAATTGAAATTATAGTAAACAGTGTTACGAGGTATCAACGATGAAAGTACAAATCAAACATAGTGATTGCATTGAAGAAATGGCAAAAATGGCTGATAATAGCGTAGATTTTACGCTGACGGACATTCCCTATGCCGAAGTAAATCGTAGCGATAACGGACTGCGTAAACTCGACAAGGAATCCGCAGACATTCTCACGTTTGATTTACATACTTTCCTTAAAGAAGTTTACCGAGTAACGAAAAACAACATTTGTATATTTTGCGGTAGAGAGCAATTCAGCGATATATACAAATTCTTCACTTCCATTGATGGGGGGGGGACTTGCCGACCTATCGTTTGGCAGAAAACTAACCCCTCTCCTATGAATGGACAGTATGTATATTTGAGTGGTGTGGAATTCGCCGTTTGGTTCAAGAAAAAAGGCTCGAAAGTGTTTAATGCCCGTTGCAAAAATGTGGTATTCAAACACCCGAACGGAACGAGTAAATACCACCCCACCGAGAAAAATCACGCATTATTGCAGGAATTGATTTTGGATAACACCAACGAAAATGATATTGTTTTCGATCCGTGTATGGGAAGTGGAAGCCACTTGCTCGTAGCGTTGGAAAACAAGCGAAAAGCCGTAGGAATTGAACTTAACGATAAGTATTTCACGATAGCAAGCGAAAGGCTTTCGCCCTACCGTGAAGATGCCAAAGTGTATTCCCTTATCAATCAAATCATAAATGCGAAAATCAGGAGAATCAGCAATGAATAAGGCAAAAATAGACAACTTATTGAAACTCGTGGACAGTTTCAGCAGCCGTCATCACAAACACGAAATCTTATCAGATTGTTTTGAGATATGGGCTATCTGCATTTCGCAGTTGGTGGACAAACCGCAATACGCTGAACGTGAGCAACGCTACCTTGATATTGTCAAGAAGTACGATAAACACGATTTAGACATTATAAGTCAAATGTTCGGCGAAGTATGGATGCTTCTCTCAAATATGCCTACGGACGGCTTTGACGATTATTTAGGTCAACTCTATATGTTAAGCGGTACGGGAAGCGATAAAGCAGGTCAATTCTTTACCCCTTACAGTGTTTCCAAAATGTCTGCGGAAGTTACGCTGAAAGGTAGCGATAATCTTAAAAATGACATTATCACGATTTACGAACCTGCTTGCGGTAGCGGTGGTATGATCCTTGCAACTATGGACACGCTCCAAAATGACTGCGGAATCAACTATACCGAACACGCATTCGTGGTCGCAGGAGATATTGACAGTAGATGCGTTCATATGTGCTACGTTCAATTATCCCTTGCAGGTGTCCCGGCGATTATCGAACAGCGAAACGCTTTGACAATGGAACTTATCGGCGGCGTGTGGAAAACCCCTGCCTATCTGTTTCAGTATATGAGATTTAGAAATGTACTGAAAGATACAGTACACGAAAAATCACTTTTTGGAGGCAAAAATGACGAAAACAGTTGAGAAAGAAACGACTTCTACTGAATTATTCTGCTTACGCAACGGCAGATACATAATGTCAGAAGAATTGTCGGCGAAAATGTTTTACATAAAGCAAGCACAACCCGAAGCATATCAAAGCGATAACACCGGGTATTCGTGGGACGAAAGCGGTATGGCAGAACTCTTTTCAGAGTGCTACGAAAACGATACTCGATACTGCCCCGAAACAAAGACTTGGTACACCTACGACAACGGTTATTGGAAAAAGGATGTCGGCTCTCTGCTCGTAGCAGAAAAAATCAAAGAGTTTACCCGTTTAATGACCTTGTACTGTGGCGAAATCTTGGACGAAGAAAAGCGTAAAGAGTATTACAAGTTCATCTCTAAAATGGGCGATAGACGATTCAGGGACAGACTTATGAAAGATGCTACGGGTGTAAAACCTATCCCCGTTGCTATGTTCGATGCAAACCCGAATTTGATTAACTGCATCAACGGAACTTACGACCTTGAAACAATGTCTTTCCGTGAACACGATTGGCGAGATTTTCTCACTATGAGAGCGAATTTGGAATACACCACAAAAGAAGATGTTCGCTGTGAGCGTTGGGAACGCTTCATTGACGAAGTAACGAGTGGCGATAAAGACAAAGCGGACTACATTCAAAGAGCGTTGGGCTATTCTATGCTTGGTATCTGCAAGGAAGAATGTATGTTCATTCTTCACGGAAAGACCACGAGAAACGGAAAATCAACGCTTCTTAACACGATACACCACCTTTTGGGCGATTATGCTACCGTAGCCCCCGTTTCGATTATTTGCAAGGCTGACAGGGCTAAAAACGCCGAAGCCGCAAGCCCTACCATAGCGGCATTGAAAGGTAAGCGTTTCGTATCTATGGCAGAAAGTAATCAGTACGGAAAACTTGACGAAGAAGTTATCAAACAACTTACAGGGGGCGAAGAAATCACGGCTCGTAATTTGTACGAAAGTATGATGACTTATCTTCCGCAGTTCACACTTTGGCTTTCCTGCAACGACCTACCTGCGGTACAGGATAAATCGCTATTCGCATCAGACCGTGTAAAGGTTATTGAGTTCAATAAGCACTTTACCGAAGCCGAACGTGATGTCAACCTTAAAGAAGTGTTTAAGACCAAAGAAGCGATGCAGGGTATCTTTACTTGGCTTGTCGCAGGATATTTCAAATATAAGCGTTTTGGCTTGGCTATGAGCGATAAAATGAAAGAAGTTATCAAGCAGTATGAAAAAGATAACGACCTTGTTTTACAATTCATTGAAGAACGCTGTAAGGCAAGTGAATCGGGTGCAAAGGCTAAAACTCTCTACGATGCGTATAAGATTTGGTGCAAGAGCAACGGCTACTTCGTATGTAGTGCCAAAAAGTTCAACGCAGGTATGGAACAACACCCCGAAATGCACAAAGGCAAATGTGTTCGGGACGGCTACCCTTATTACAGGGGTATCGAATTAAAATCTTAACGGAGGATATTATGGAAAACAAAGCATTATTTGTAAGTCAGTATCTCAAACCGCTTTTGTTAGCGTTGGGCGAAGATATTGTGGATGCAGAGTACAAGAAAACGGCTGATGAAGAAATCGTTATCGTTTCCTACGAGGGCGGCGGTTCTATTGAAGTCAATGTCCATATGGACAGCCCTGCTGCTCTTTGCCGTGATGTCCTTAAATGTATTTGAGGTGCGGTATGGAAAGAGATTGGACAGGCAATTATAACTCGATTTATAAAACGCTCGGTGCAAGTTCCCATACGGACGAAGAACGTGAAGCGAACGACTACTACGCTACCGATCCCGTTGCGATAGACAAACTCTTAACCGTTGAAAAGCCTTTCCCTATGATTTGGGAATGTGCTTGCGGAGAGGGACATTTATCGAAGCGATTGAAGAAGCACGGCTACATAGTTGTTTCCACCGATTTGATTGATAGGGGCTATTCTACCGCAGGAGTGGACTTCTTGAAGCAACGTTCGCTCCCCCCCCCACTCATTACTTGCGACATTTTAACCAACCCACCTTACAAGTACGCCAAAGAATTCGTACTCAAAGCGTTAGATTTGGTTAAGCCCGGAAGAAAGGTTTATATGTTCCTGAAATTACAGTTCTTGGAGGGCAAGGCTCGATATACAGAACTGTTTAGCAAATATCCACCCAAAACCGTTTATGTGTTCAGCGATAGAATTTCCTGTATTAAGAACGGCGAGGGCGAATTCAATCACGGGGCTGTATGTTATGCGTGGTATGTTTGGGAGAAAGGCTTCTCGGGGACAACCGAAATCAAATGGATATAACGGAGGTTATGTATGACAGTTGAAGAAACAAGAAAGGAAATACCCAACATTGACAGTTTTTGTCATTTGGCTTGTAATTGGTGTCGCAGTGAATGGTATTGCCCGACTTACTGCGACTACTTGGAAAAGGCAAGGAAACTCGATTTTGAGCGTATTTTGAAATGCTACGCAAAGCACGATGGCGATATGTGCAAAGTATATCGGTACATAAAGAATACGCCCCTTATCAGGAAGAAAGGAGGCTACTAATGAACGAAAATAGATGCGTAATTTGTGGCGATATTATCCCGGAGGGACAGCAACTCTGCCCGTCCTGTTGGGGTAAACAATTCGACCTGACAACCCAAAAGAAACAACTTGTGTTTATATGCTCTCCATATCGTGGCGAAACACCCGATGAAGTGCAGCAGAACACACGCAACGCAGAATGGTATTGCCGTTTAGCCTACACGCTCGGTTATATTCCATTCGCACCCCACCTGTATTTTACCCGATTCCTTGCGGATAACTGCGAAACGGAACGGAAAGACGGAATGGCTATGGGTAAAGTCATAATGTTGCAGTGTGCGGAATTGTGGGTGTTTGGCGATAAGATAAGCGATGGAATGCGAAGCGAAATCGCCTATGCAGAAGCCCACTCGATACCTGTAAAATACCTTACCAACGGAGGACAAACAAAATGAACGATAATGTAAACCATCCGTCCCATTACACAGACGGCAAAATTGAAGTCATTGACTTTATCGAAGATAAGAACCTGAACTTCCATCGTGGCAATGCGGTTAAGTACATAGCCCGTGCCGGGAAGAAGAACCCCAAAAAGGAAGTTGAAGATTTGGAAAAGGCTGTTTGGTATATCAATCGTGAAATCAAACGCCTCAAGCCCGAACCCGAAAAAGACGAAATTGAAATATTTGCCGACAATACCATTTTGAAAATACCCAACGAAAAAGGTACAGTGGAGCATTTACAATTCGTCTGTCGTGTGTTTGAACGTGCTTTGAATAATGCTCTCGGTATAGATCACGCCTACACGGATGCGTACAAGAACGCTGAAAAAGAAATTTTGGAGGAAATGCAGAATGGAACACAAGGTTAAACTTTCACAATGTAGAGAGTGTTCACATTGTCGTACTTCTCACTTCGGTATGCACCTGACTTGTATGGTAATCGGCGATATTATTGATGATGATAACTACGACTGCCCTCTGCTCGTACCTAACTGCTCTTATTGTCAGAAGCGTGAAGAATGCGACCATATTTCAGGCGTTGACAATGAAGTGTGTAGCGAATACACCGTTGACGAGGTGGAATGATGGGAAAACTCTTATGGCAAACAAAGGAAATCAAGTGTAAAAACATAAAACCCTGTCCCTTTTGCGGAAGCAAAGCGGTTTTGCAAAGAGATATACGCTACCCACGCCCTCGCTGCAACCCCAAACAGGCGTATGAAGTAATTTGCACGAATAGGAAATGTGTAATTTATAGAGCAGATACGCATTATTCTTTGACGAAAAAAGAAGCAATCGCAAAATGGAATAATCGAATAGAGGTGGACAATGAGAAGAACCGCAAAACCTAAACCGAAAGCCCTGACTTCTACTTCCCGTATTCCCACCGTAGAAGAATGCGAAAAGTGTGAATATCAAAAGGACTGCGATGCAGGTAGGCTCTGCAAACGTGGCAAGGAGAAAAAGAAATGAAGCACGTTCTTTTCCTATCATTCGGGAAAGACAGTATGGCTACGCTCATTCTCATAAAACTTTTGGGCTTGCCCCTTGACGAAGTAGTTTATGTGGATATTCGCTACACCCGGCAGATAAGTGGAGAGCATCCCCGTATGGCAGAATGGATTCCCACCGCAGAAAGAATATTGCTTGAGGAATTCGGTGTACCTGTTCGCCACCTTACCGCCAAAGGTACGTTCAAAGATTATTTCTACAAGGTAAAGCAGAAAGGAAATCACATTGGCGATATTTACGGCTTCCCGTACATAATCGGTGCGTGGTGTAATTCCCGGCTGAAAATGCAGGTAATTGATGCCTACCTTGCAGAGCAGACGGAAACTGTTTGTCAGTATGTAGGAATAGCCTTTGACGAACCTAAACGCTATGACAGATTAAAAGCGAAAGAAAACGACAAAATCGTTTATCGCTCTATTCTGTATGAAAATGAAATCGTAGAGAAACAGGCGTTTGAAATCTGCCGTCCTTATTCTCTCGTTTCCCCTGTTTACGATGGCGGCGGTTTTAGGGGGGCGTGTTGGTTTTGCGTGAAGCAATGTTTAGCCGATTTGTACGATTTGTGGCTGAACTATCCCGACTACTACGCAGAACTTGTAGATTTGGAAAAGGATTCCTTTAATACGTTCAAGCCCGATATGTCTTTGCTCGAACTTGAAAACCGCTTTATGAACGGATATGTTCCAAAGCGTAGAAAAGTAAGTTAAGTGATTTTTAAGTGATAAAAGTGAATGATTTTAGTATTTTTCTATAAAGTCCCTTATAGAGAGTAATATATAGAATACTTTACTGAAAAAACCGATTATTATTCACTTTCTTCACTTTCAACAAAAAATAATATTTGGAGGTATAAAATGAAAAACGATAAGAAGAACGAACCGATTTTACCCGAAGAAACGGTTAAAGATGTTGTTAAGCGTGGGGGTAATAACCCGACAGGAATCGGGGGCTTTGGCTCTGTTGATACTACTCCGGGAGATAACGCAAGGTATTTGCGACATTCGATGTCTATGTGGAATTTGCCTGTTATTGATATAAGCGATCCTAAACAGGTAGAAGAACGTATAGTGTGGTACTTTACGCATTGTGCGGAGGACGATATGAAGCCTACTGTTAGTGGTATGGCTCTTGCTTTGGGTGTTGACAGAAAGACATTGTATGATTGGAGTCGTGGAAATGTCAGAGGTGTTACGCATTCCCCCATAGTAAAAAAAGCGATGGATGTGCTGTCCACGCTTTGGGAAGATTATATGCAAAACGGCAAAATTAACCCTGTAAGCGGTATTTTCTTGGGTAAAAACCACTTTGGCTATACCGATAAGCAGGAAATCGTGGTTAAGCCTGAAAACCCGTTAGGCGAAGCAAGAAGCCCAGAAGAAATCAAACAACAATATCTTGCAGAAAACCCCGAAAGCGTTGACGAAACGGGATGATTATGCTATAATACTGCACAGAAAGGAGGCTCGTTATGGAATGGGAATACAATTCAACTCAATTTGCAGATGATGCAGAATGGACGGAAGCAATCGCCTTGTATCGTTGGAATAACCCGTTAAATAAGGGGCATTATATCAAGCAGAAAGGCGTTTATTATTTCGATGCGTTCGTGTATGATTTGATAGAAGTACAGATAGAACGCCGCAGAAAGATGGGAGCAGACGGAAAAGGTAAACGCTTTTATGTCTAATGTCCGCCGCCCAAAAGGTAAAAAAAAATAACCGCAGTTGTCAGTTAAGGCAATTACGGTTATTTTCTTTTATGGAGGTTGTGTAGTCTTATTCAGTTATCACGCCTTTATTTTTCCACCACTCAACAACGGCGTTTATATCGTCCCTGTTGATATAGGCTATTTGTAAGCGTGTTTCTTCCACCTTGTCAGGTGTTTTCAATATAGCATCGCCTCGCCCTGTAAGGCGTTCCGCCCCTTTATGGTCTAATATCGTCATACTATCACGGATCGAGGCTGTTTGTAAGGCAATACGGCAAGGGACGTTTGCTTTAAGTAAGCCCGTAACGACATCGACAGTAGGGCGTTGCGTTGCTAAAATAAGGTGTATTCCTGCTGCTCTGCCTAATTGTGCAATAGTTATCAATAACGGCTCTATTTCGTCCTTACGCATCAAAATTAAGTCCGCTAATTCGTCTATTACGAGCAGGATTCGGGGGTAGTTTGTTTGTGATATATCGGTGTAGCCGTTCGCTTCCATCATTCGTTGCCGTTCCCTCATAATATGGTTTAATTCCTTTATGATATAGGCGGCGGATTCCCCGTCTTTTGCTATCGGGGCGTATAAATGCGGTAAGTTTTCATAAGCGGATAATTCAACCCGTTTTGTATCAACCATAAGCAAACGCATTTTGTTTGGTGTAGCCCTAAAAAGTAGGCTGTTTATAAGCGTGTTAAGGCATACGCTTTTACCGCTTCCGGTTGCCCCTGCTATAAGTAAGTGAGGGGCTTTTGTTATATCGAGAATAACGGGCTTATTTCCTGTATCGTAGCCCATACAAGCCAAAAGGGGATCGCTTTTAGTGTTGTAGCATTTATCTAATAATGTACGCTTAAAAGATACTGTCGCACGTTCGGGGCGTGGTATAATCAGGCTAAAATGCCCCCTGTTGCTGCTCTGTTCGGTTATTCCACATCGTAGCAAGGCAGAAAGGGGCGGTATAAACTTTTTAACCCTCGCCCTATATAAAACGTTGAATAAATCAAAATGATATGTTAAAACTTGAGGGGCGGCATCCACGCAAACAAAACGGCAGGAAAGCCCCCATCCCGTAAGGGTGGAGGCGATCTGTTCGCCGTTATATATTTTATCTGTTCCGCCGCCCGTTGCCGTATCGCTTAAAATACGGCTGTTCGGTGGTTGATAATATGTTGTCAATGGTTGCCTCCTTTTGTGGTGTGTGTGGAATAACATTGCGGATAATGTTCGCATAATTCGCAAAAACTATCATCCCCATCAGTGATACACGGGCAGTCGAGCATATCAAAATTATATAAACCCGTGTTTTCGTCATACGCCTCATTTATGCGTTGCGTGAAATCGTCTATATAATCATCCTCGTAGAAATCAGGAATCAAGCCACTAAAACCACCGAACGCAAAACCGCCGCCCTTTTTGGTTGTCTTTTTGGGCTTTTTAGGTGGTTTATATGAGGTATTGCTATAATATACGCCGTTGTCAACCGTCCACCCCTCGCCTATCAATTCACAATGCCCGGCATCGTCTAAAATTGCCAAACGTGAATCCGCAAGGCGTTTAATCAATAACAGCGTGTTTTTGTCCTTGTAGTAGTCTTTATTTTTGATTATGAGTGTTAAATAGTCCGTGATGAATTTCATTGTATCGTTATAAGTAATAGTTTTATAATATCCGCCCGTACTTGTAAGCGATATAATACCATTGTGGGCGATTCCTATCCTGCATTTATTTTCAAGTTTTCGCAAGTGATCCATATTTGCAGAAAGGGGGTAAGGATGCGTACAGTCCGGGCGTGTTCCTGCTTGTGTGCTTATTCTAAAATGCAGTACATAAGGGATAGAATCCCCGTAAGTAGTCCTCGCCTGTTTTAATGCAGAATAAAACGCAGAAAACGACATCAAGCCTTTTACAATATGGACTCTATTATTGACGGCGAACATAAAGCCGCCGCCGTCTGGGTTATTATTAAAACAATTTTTCAAAATTGATTTTGACGGAAAAGCAACATCCGCCGCCTTATAAGCAATAACGCACATATTACAATACCTCCTCAAATGCTTTTACTTTTTGAATATACGCCACTGTATCAGGCTTTAAGCCTTTTAACCATTCCGCCGCCTTTTCCACGTTCGCCCACGATATGCGGCGGCTATTTTTTGCCACTGTTAACATAAAATCAATGCACGCCATAAAAGTATTATAATTGAGAGTCCCTCTCGTGATTCTTATTTCAACGGTTGCGTGATTCGTGTTATTAACTGCATAATAACGCCCGGCATCCTTTTTCTTTTTGCCGTATTCCTCCGCCTCTTTTCTGTTGCGTGTTCCGTACTTGTCCGCCCATCTTTCCGCCTGTTCGTGTGTACGGCGTGAAATCTTTAATATATCACTATAAAAACAATCATAAAAGCGGATCAATTTTGAAATTGCTACACCTTGACGTTCCTCCGTACTGCCGAACATTTCCCGGCTAATGTGTAAATGTAGCCCACAAGTCCCGGCATCGTGTGAGAGGTAGCCGTTTTCTTTACAAGTGTTTAATATTTCCTCCCATTCCATAGCATAAAACGCCGCCTCCGTGTGCGGTTGCGTTATAATCTCGAATCCGTGATCGAGGCTGCCGTCCCTGTTGAAATAGATTGCATCCCCTGCAATATCTTTCAAGCGTTCCGCCGTGTCAATCTCTGCCTCTCTGTCGCTGTCGTTCCTGTCTATCTCTAACTCAATGCCCACGCCTCGCCAAATACCACGCCACGAGGGGAGGCATTCGCCTATATATTCGAGGCGTGGTCTGTCGTGGTATTGCCCTATAAGATGGCAACCGTTTTCCTCTGCACAACTGCAACACATTTCCGCCTCGCTGTCCCATTCGTCATAGTGTACACATTCGCCGCACTGTTCGCAGTAGTAATAATCCTCGCCACAATCCTCGCAGCGGTAGCCGTCCCTCGTGTGGTAGATTCCCTCCGTGTACCATTCGCCACAATCCTCGCAACATTCCGCTACACGTTCCGCACAACTACGGCACAAATAACGCACATTTCCTCGCCTCCGTTGATATGGATTATCAGCCACACAAACGGCATCCTCTGCCCATTCATAGCAACCACATTCCTCACACCAAAACAACAGATCATCGCCGCAGGATTCGCAATAGTCCTCGCCGTCCGGTCCGGTTATGCTGTCATCCTTTTTGATCCATTCGCCACAATTTGCACACTGCACAAACTCCGCTGCACAGTCCGCACAATACGCCTCGCCGTCAATAATTACGGCATCGCCCTCAATGATGCATCCGCATTCGTTGCAGGTCTTTTCGTTTTCCATTTGAAAACCTCCATAAAATTATTATAACACGCTTTCGTGTTTGCCCTTTTATTATAACACGCTTTCGTGTTTATGTCAATAAGTTTTACGCACTTTTTAACATTTTTTCGTGTTTTTCTTTTCGTGTTCCGTTTTTGTGCAATTTTGCAACCGTCCGCCCCTGCCGGGTGTGGGGGAAATCAGGGCGAACGGCGGGGCGGGGGGAGGCGTTTTTGCACCCGAAAGAATAAAAAAGGCACTTTTTGCTTGGTTCGAGAGTGATAAAAGTGAATAATAATTGTATTTTTCCTAAAAGTGTCTATAAGAGAGCAATATATAAAGGACTTTACTGAAAATCGCTAAAATCATTCACTTTACTCACTTTCAAAAACTTTTTCCAAAAACTTTGCGAAAATCTCTTGACAATAACACTAAAACACGATATAATGTTATCAAATCGTTAAGGAGAAACGTTATGAAAGAAAAAGACATTATTAAAGAAGCAATGAAAACCTGTGGTTGGAATCAAGAGCAACTCGCTTTGGCTTGTGGTTATAAAACTCAATCGGCTATTGGTAATAGATTGTCGGGAAACAGTATGAGAGTAGATACTTTCGTGAAACTGTTATCTGCTATGGGCTATGAAGTCATTGTAAAAAGCACTTCTCCCAACACCAACAAAAATACTTGGACTGTGGACGGAGAAGCAAAATGATTTACGGCTATATTCGTATCTCCACCACCAAGCAAGAAAAGGGAAACTCGAAAGAAGATCAAAACAACGCTATTACTTCCCGATACCCTGATGCTCTTATCATTGAAGAAACATATAGCGGTGCAAAAGAACGCCCGAAGTTTCTCAAACTGCTCAACGAATGCAAGCAGGGCGATACGATAGTCGTAACGAAACTCGATAGGTTCTGCCGTTCCACCAAAGAGGGTTTGGAATATATAGACTTCCTGAAAGCCAAAGGTGTGAATGTGCATATTCTCAATATGGGACTTATCGAAGATACCCCTATGGGACGGCTCATTGTCACCAACCTACTCGCTTTCGCAGAGTTTGAACGTGCAATGATAAAGGAACGCACGGATGCAGGAAAAGCCATTGCCCGATTAAAGCCGGGATATAAAGATGGTAGGCACAAAATCGAAGTCCCCGATTTTCCCGAATTTTACAAAAAGACAGTTGACGGCGAACTGACCGTAGTAGAAGCCTATAAGCAGTTAGGCATCACAAAAGCCAAGTGGTATAGGCTCTGCAAGGAGATGGCAGTATGAAGAAAATCGCACTTTTATTGATTTTGGTGCTATGCTGTTTTACAGGTTGTACCGATACCCCACCCGAAAGAACTTGGCGTGATGATTTCACTGTACGATGCAAACATATTGAAGAATCGAAGTTTGACGATCCTATGGATGCTATTCACGCTATCACAAACGGGACTTTCGTGTATGAGCAGGACGAATACACGATTACAAACACCACTAACTATGTGTGCAGAAATGTCAAACTCGTTTTTCACGTTGATTTGGTAGGGCTTGAACCTTTTGATTTTAAGAAATGGGTAGGCGTTATCAAGCAGGGCAAAACCGTTGTGGAATCTATTACGGAATCGTGGGTTCTAATGGAATCAGGATATACGAACTTCCCCGATGGAGTGATTTTCGATTTTGACGATTGTGAACTTGTGGAGATAGAGTATGAAATTGACAAGTAAAACAAAGCAAATATTGAAAATCATAGGCTTCGTTCTTTTGATGGTGCTTATGGTTGTAGGGATATTTCTGTACTACCCCATCATTTTCCCGATTGTAATTTTCATATTTTTCTATGAACGTGAAAAACACTCGGGACAGAAAAAGAGTTCTCCACCGCCTACGGAAAACGATGTGGAAAACTTTGAAACAATAGACGATTAAGACCTGCGGAAGTAGTCGCAGGGAACAGCCAAAAAGGGCTATAAGCATA